TCACCCACATTGACGAGGCCCTGGTCCAGGTGCTGTCCGCCGACGCCGACATCGCCATGCAGGCCGGGAGCCGCATCTACCAGGTGCAGGCCCCGCAGGGCACGGCGTTCCCGTGCATCGTGTTCGCCCGCGAGTCGCAGCTCAAAGACCCGTTTACGGACCTGCTGCGGAGCAACTCGCTGATCCGGGCCACGTACACGTTTTCCTGCATCTCGGACAACCTGCTCGAGGTGCGAAACCTCGCGCGTGCCGTCAAGGCCGCCCTACAATACGTCAAGACAGACCGCATCCGGTTGGCCGTCGTTCGGAGTGATGACGACCAGCAGGAACTGGCCGCCGGCGGCGAGCAGTTGCCGGTCTATCGCACTGATTTGTCGGTTGATGTGACTTACAGCGAACCCTGAGCAAGGAGGCTCAGACTATGGCTCACGACATCGGACAGGGCACCTTCGTTACGTTCGGCACCATCGTCGGCAGCGGCGCGACCCACTACAAGGTCAACAGCGTCTCGCTCGGCGGCGTGAGCCGTGATGTGGTCGATGCCAGCCATCTGCTCACCACGGGCGGCAAGGTGTTTCTCGCCAGCGAGTACTACGACCCGGGCGAGCTGTCGCTGGAGATTCACCACGACCCGGCGCTCAACCCGGTCAACCTTCTTACCAACGTGGCGACCAACCAGGCCGTCAACATCTACTTTGCCAACGGCGGAACCGCCACGGCGCTGTGGAGTGCGTTTGGCTACGCATCGTCATTTGAGGCTTCGGCCCCGAAGGACGACATGATGACCGGCACGCTGACCATCAAGCTGTCGGGCAACCTCAACATCTAAGCAGCAGGAGGCGCGGACTGTGGCTCTGACACGCGAGGAGATCAAGGCTAAGCGTGGCGTAAGACCGCGTGTGCCCGTAGAGGTGCCCGAGCTGGGCATCGTCTACGTCGCCAAGATGACCGCCAAAGACCGCGACGCTTTCGAGCAAATGGTCACTGGCGGCAAGGTTGGCGGCGTCAACCTGACCAACATCCGGGCACGGTTCGTGGCCCTGGTGTGCGTCAACGAGGACGGCACCAAGATGTTCGAGGAAGGCGACGCCGAGTGGCTCGGCGAGCTGGACACGGACATCGTGCAGGCCATCGTGGACGAAGGCTTCAAGCTCAACGGCATCGGTGGCAACGCTCTGGAGGACGCCACAAAAAACTAGAGCGCCGTCCGATCATCCTCTTCCTGTACCGCCTGGCCCTGAAGCTAGGCATCTGGAACGTCGAAGATCCGGGCGGCCTGGCTGAGACGATGAGCGTCGACCAGTTGTACGGCTGGATGGCTGCATACACGTTGATGCCGTGGGGTGACGAGTGGCTGAGGGACGCGGTACTCATGGCACAGCAGTACAACGCGAACCGTCCCAAGGGCAAGCCGGCCCTCAAGCCGTGGGACTTCATGCCGATCGAACAGCGTCCGCAGTCGCAGGACGAGATGTGGCGAATCCTCCAGCAGGTGAAGTAAGCCATGGCTGCGAAGAACTTCGGCCGCGTCAACGTCTCAATCACCGCCAGCACGGGCGGGCTGACGGCGGGACTGGGTCGCGCCGGCAAGCAGATGAAGTCGTTTGCCGGCTCGGTGACGTCGACGCTGAATCCGCTACGCATGCTGTCGAGTGTTGCCCAGAGCACATTCGGGCAGCTGGCTCTGTTCTCAATGGCCCGCAGTGCGGTCAACACGCTGACTGGGATGGCGTCGGCAGCCGCGGAGAATGTCGACGTTCAGAGCAAACTCAGCCGCCGGCTGGGGATGACGTATGCCGAGCTGTCTGGCCTCAAGCTGGCTGGCGACTTGGCCGGCGTTGGCATCGAGACAATCGGTGCTGCAATGACGAAGGCTGACGTGGCTATGCAGAAGGCGGCTGGCGGGTCAAAGGCTGCCAATGCTGCTTTTGCCACTTTAGGACTGAGCGTCGACCAGCTGCAGGGAATGAGCGCGGCTGATCGGTTTTCCGCGATTGCCGAGTCAATCTCGGCCCTGCCAACATCCGCCGAGCGGGCTGCGGCTGCCGTTGCATTGTTTGGCCGGTCTGGTGCGCAGTTGCTGCCGCTGTTCGAGGGCGGTGCCGGCAGTATCGCAAGAGCACGCCAAGAGGCTGAGCGTTTCGGATTAGCGCTGACGAATGCTCAGGGGCAGAACGTCGAGGAGATGAACGACTCGTTCACTCGGGTCTACTCGGCCATTCAAGGCATCGTGCAGCAGGTGACGGCGTACTTAGCCCCAGCAATCACCGCTATCGCAAAGCAGTTCACTGATTTCGTGGGCAGTGTCGGTGGAGCCAATATTGGACAGGCAATCGGCGAGGCCTTGCTTCAAGGCGCGCGGTCTTTGGCGGAATATGGCGATTTTCTTATTCAAAACTTAAGCGGCGTGTTTCAGTTTCTTTCGCAGGTCGGAGCACAGTGGTCTGCAATCTGGGACATTGCTGGCCGTGTCGGTGGTTTTCTGTCTGGTGTGTTCAACGCTTTTCAGGCCGGCATGGGCACGATTGTTCTGGGGTTTGGAAAGGTTGCCGAATATTTCGGTGTGAGTGGTGCAGAGCAGTTCAATAAAGAGATTGAGCAAGGGATTTTAAAAGACCTCGAGCAACGCGATGCCGGCTTCACAAAGGCATTTGGGGAGTCACAGTCGACAGCTGGCGAGGCAATTGCAGGCCCGCTCACGTCTATGATTGACGGTGCTATAGCTCAGTCTCGTGCCGCTGCGGCTGCCGTAGATCAAAAGACGCAAGGCAGTATCCAGAAGGCACTAGCCACTCCTGTTACAGCTCAAGTTGCGGTTAACACCGAAGCCCTAAAAGCTGTGGTTGCCGGCACGGGCGAGGGCGAAGCGTTCCGCAACGCCATCGCTCGAGGTGCCGACCCTCGCCAGGATGGTGTAAAGGCCGCAGAAGAGACGGCCGACAACACTGGCGAAATGGTCGACCAACTGGACGAACTAAACTCCTCCCTTAGTTCCTCGGGCGGCTTTGGGCTCGCGAGCATCTCGGTGTAACCATGGCCATCATTGACGCCCGCATTTTGCGAAGTTTGCAGCTGACCGAAACGCTCAGCGACAAGGGCGATGCACAGTTTACGGGGTCGGAAGATTTTCTGATTCTGTCCGACACTAAAGACCCGTCTTTCGCGGACATTCTGGACAACCAGGCCACGTGGGCCAACCTAGGCAACAAAAGACTTCCGCGACTCAAAGACTTGATTCAGGTTGGCGGCATCGATCTGTACGTCAACTCTCGCGACCTGTCGCACTACAAAGACAACGAACGCGCAGTTGTCATGTCTGTGCGGTATGTGGGCAAGCCCGAGGGGCCTGGCCTGCCGGAGCCGCAGCTGCTCACGCCGGAGTTTTTCCAGCGGTGGTCGATTCAGACAACGTCAGTGACTGAGCCGGCGTTGGGGTGGGAAACGGTGGCCGAAACAAACGGCAAGCCGCAGGTTGGCGGCGGCCAAAAGACGGCACAAAACTCGGCCGGCGATCCGGTGGACGGTCTGGAAGAAGATACGTCCCTGCTGCGGATGACGTACACGAACACTCGCGTGCTCGCTCCCAACTTTGACGCGCTGGATGGTTACGTCAATACGTGCAACATCGGTTTTTTCAACATTGCCCCTGGAGGAAACAAGGCCGATTACACCGTTCGCTGCGTTGGATACAACGCCGACTTCGACGCAAAGAACCAAGTCTGGAGCGTCAGCGTTGAGTTTCTCTACAAGCCCAACAACTGGTCTATTGAGTATTACGACGTAGGATTTAACCAAATCGTAAACGGCAAGCGGCAGGCCATCTTGGACAATGCCGGCAATCCCGTCAGCAAGCCCGTTCCGCTCAACGGCAATGGGCAAGTCGAGCCGTTTAGCGGCACAGGAAACGATGAGCCGCCGGAGTTAAGGATTCGCTACCTGTACCCGTACCCGTCTGAGATTATGGACACTTCATTCTTTACTGAGACTGGAATCTAATGGCAAACGAAATCACCCTGAGCCTTTCGCTCGCCGTGCGGAATGGCAACTATGACGAATCCGTGTCCGACTCCACCCGCGTCGATCAGACGACGCAGCGGGCCGCCTCTGGCGTGGTCGTGGTCGGTAGTAACGCCGTGCAGACCATTGCCCTGGGCGACGTGACCACGGCCGGCTACGCTTCGTTCAGGAATCTTTCGACTGCCACCTCGGGCACCGCCTACATCGCCTTGGGCAAGTACGACGGGACCAACCTGCACGAGTTCGTGCAGCTGCGTCGCGGCCAGCCTGCCATGCTGCCGCTGATCGGCAACGTGAGCGTGGGGGCACGGAGCTACGGCACGCCGGCCAATCTGCGGTACATCATCCTCGCGGAGTGACGCATGGCCACGTATGGCTTTTCTGACGGCGACGCCAAGCGGATCGGGCGGGTGGTGCGTTCCACTGAGAAGCACCCTCAC